CGAGATTACCTACAAGCCAATCAAGGACATCAAGGGTGACTACTCTGCAGATGTCCGCTATGGCATGCTTGCTGGTCTTAACCCAGCACAGGGACTTATTTTTATGCTTCAGGCTCTTGGTGGTGGACTCATCTCCAAGGATATGGCAATGCGTGAACTTCCATTCACCGTTAACGTAACCCAAGAACTTGAAAAGATTGAAATCGAAAACATGCGTTCATCACTCCTTAGTGGTATTACTGCAATGGCTCAGGCTATTCCGCAGATGGCTACACAAGGTGGAGACCCAGCATCTATCGTAACTAAGATTGCGGGAGTAATTTCTGCACGTCAAAAGGGTCAAACCCTTGAAGAGGCTATTGCCAACGTGTTTGCTCCTCAGCAACCAGTTCCTCCTGCTGGTGCTGCAACTTCTCCTGTTGAGCAGCCGTCCCCTGTTCCAGGCGCGGCTCCAGTGGGAGGTTCTCCTCAAGGTTTAGCAGCACTTACACCTCCACCAGACTTACAAACAATTTTATCCACACTTAGCGGTAATGGCAAGGCTTCGGGAAGAGTAACACTAAAGGGATAACAATGACAACGCTAGTAGCAATCCAGGGTGACGGATGGTCGGTACTAGGATGCGATTCAAGACTCAGCGATGATAATGGACGCTTTCAGATTGCAAAGACACCCAAGATAGTAGATAACAACGGCATTCTCATTGCTGGTTGCGGCTCATCACGTGCTAGCAATATCCTACACTATGGATATACGCAGCCCAAGCCTACGGTTAAAGAAGATTTAAATACCTACATGACTACCAAGTTCATACCGCAAATGCGTAAGAACTTTGTAGATGCTGGTATTGACATGAAAGAGGACGGCGATGTCGCACTTATTGATGGCGGATTCATCATCTCGGTCAAAGGGCAAGTTTTTTCGGTCTCTGAAGATTATTCTTGGGATACCGATATTCGTAATGTATACGTTATGGGTAGTGGCGGAGATGTTGCCCTCGGTGCGCTGGCAGCGCTGGGTGTGGAAAAAGTAAAGACTGTTAATCAAGCAGAGACAATGATTCGTAAGGCAATTGCTATCGCAATCCAATACGACAACATGTGCTCTGAACCAATTCATATATTTAGACAATACGCATAGGAGTAAACATGGGTGGACAGGGAAGCGGTGGCGCTAACGGCGGACCACAGTACAATCCAGCAAATGTTTCTGGTACTGGCGGAGCAGGGCAGAGCGGTAACTATACAGGTTTTGCATATGGCCAAAATGGCGCGTTAAATGATTCAAGAATTAAAGGAAACGCAGCAGTGGCATCAGTTAATGCAGCAACACCTTCAGTGCCAGCAGAACCCTACCAGGGTATCAACATGCCTCAATTGAGTACATTGTTTGACAAGACTACTCGTCCAGATGAACCAATTACAGCAGGCGTAGATGGCAATACACCAGGCCCAGGAAGCGAAGTGCTTCCACGTGGCTTGATGAATAACACTCGTATTGACGAGAATGCAAAGATTGCTGCTCAATATCTTCCAGATTTGGCAATGGCTGCGAAGTCTCCAGATGCACCAGATTCATTCAAGAACTTTGTAAACTATCTAATCCAGAACAGTCAGAGCGCAGTACAGAATGGCTGATGTTAATTGGATGCCTGGTAGCCTCTTCGACAATATTGACAAGTTTGCAAACTCACTAGGGTATCAAAACTCAGCAATTGCAATTGAACTTGCTATGATGTCTTGGAAGTCTCCAGATGAGCGCGATGCTTTTATTACTAGCATTACTGGTGAAGACCCAAAGGGTGGAACCGAAAAAAATTATATTAAACAAAACTTCTAGGGGGTAGGCATGGCATTATTTAATTCATTCCTATCTACACTAGGTACTGGACTAAAGACCATTACAGGTGGCGGCGACTACCTTAGCGAAGAAGAAAGAAAGAAGCAAGAAGCACTTAACTCAACCATTAAGAACGCTATTGCTGATGTAGATAAAGTAACATCTAACATTCCTGGAAACAAGATTGCTAAGGCTGCAGTTAAGGTTACAGGCGACTTCTTGCTAGGAACTGCAAAGAAGTTTAATGATGAAGTATACTCACCTTTAATCTCTCGTCCTATCTCTACTCTTGGTCTCTTGAGCGATGCTAACTCACCACTCTACAAAAAGGGCCAATACGAACAAGGTTTTCAGTTTTCTGATATCCAGGCGGCATATGACCGTTCCGCTAAAGTTTCAGCAATGCAGGCTCTTACTAAGTCTAGCCTAGTACCATTGATTTCAGAAACAGTGCTTTCTTACGGAAAGATTAATCTCGATGATATAAACCTGTGGGAAGACGAAAGCATCAAGAAGAACTTTGTCGATAATGCTGTCGGCCGTTGGTACACTGGTGTGGGCGACTTCTTTGTTGGTAACAAGGGTATTGGTGCTGCAGGTAAGATTTCTAAGGCTGCCGCAATTAAGGTTGCGAAGCCACTTGGTCTGTACACTAAAGGCAAGACTGTTGACCAACTCGCAGCAGACATGGAAACTGGTATCCTACATGGAACCACGAATGGCGCTCAAGGAACTCAGACAGTTGCTGGTAGCCATGCGCTCCTTCTTGCTGGTACAAAGGACTGGGGAGTCATTGAAGACCTAGTCAAGAAGTATAGTACCAATGAAAGATTGATTCCAATCATTCATGATGCAAGCGATGCCAATGTTGTGAAAGACTTGATTCTTGCCGATAAGGGTAACACCCAGGCAATGGAACGCCTTGCATCAACAGCAAGCGATAAGTTATTTGATATGGGCAATGTTAAGGCCCAGATTCAGAATAAGGTTTTACAAACTGGCGAAGCATACCTTCCAGGACCAGTCTCCGCTGCGCGTTTGCAAAAAGCATTTGATGCAGCGATTGAGAACAATCCTCAGTTTAAAAGAATTAAAGATGCATTCTTTGATGCAAACTATAACCCAATTATTGGTGGCAAAGACTTCATGCCTTTGGAGCCAACCTTTGGAGTAAGCACTCTTATCAAGGGCCAAGAAAAACTTCGTGGCGTAAAGACTGCAATTCGTAACCGCGAGTACGAAAACATTGCAAATTTTGCTGAGACTACTTTTGGTGAAACACTTGGTGGACTTGTAGTAAAGGGTGTGCGACTTGCTGGTCGTGGCACAGAAGCACTTCCAACAGGCTTCGTATCTTTCTCTGGTATGCGTCCACTACAGGCTCGCGTCGAACTCAAGGGATTCCTTGATAACCTAGAATTGCTTAGAGATGGAACAAAGAGCATCGAGACATCTCCAGGTGTCTTTGAGAAGACAAGCGTAGTACGTCAGCGCCTAGAAGACCAGTACCTTAGTACTCTTGGTCAAGATTCTATCCTACAGGTAAATGCCCTTAAGGCAATTGATACCCAAATTGGCAACATGATTGCTTTCAAGGCTGGCATGTATAACCAAGCAGAAATCAATGCTTACATCTCAAAGTTCCAGATGAATACCAGCAAGGGTATTGAATCTGCAAAGAACAACGGATTTGGAATTGGACATGACGGAAACGTCACACTCATTGACCCACAGACCGTTCGTCAGATTGCTGAGTCATACCGCTTTACACCTTGGGATGACATTGAGAAGCAACTAAACATTGAAACCGCTAAGGGCTTAAAGGGCAAGGCACGTGCAGCACAGCGTGTGCGCCAGAACGTATTCCAGGACCTAAACAGCCTCTGGTCATATGACGTGCTCGCACGTCCTTCGTACGCATTCAAGCAGTCTCTATTTGAGCCTATCATTAGTGCTGGTCTCTCACAGGGTATCCACTTTGTCATCAATGACATTGTTCGCAATGGCACATCTATGGCATCAAAGAATGTCTACAATTGGACTAATGATTTCCTAAGAAGGAAAGTAGTTAACCGTTCAGAGTACAAGGCTGTAGCCGATAACGTAAACGATAAGTCCAAGGCGTTGGAACTTGCTATTCGCATGAAGATGACTGCCCAGGCATCAGTAGAAGAGTTGCTCACAACTGCATCTCCAGCGACAAAGGCACAGCACCTTACTGCTGCTCAAAAAGAATTAAAGGCTGCATCAAAGATTGTCGATAGCATCGAACTAGAACTACGCGATGCAATGGTCCCATACGGCGGAGTTGAAGCAGTGCCAAGCATGGCTACTCTTGAACGTCGCGTTAAGTATCTTTCTGAATATGAGAAGGTAGACCTAGTCGCTCTCAATGAGGCACAGGATGCAATTGATAATTACAAGAAGGTAATTAGCAATCTAGCAACCAACAAGCAAGTTATCCTAGATGCTGACAAGGCCGTAGAAGATGCCTATGTTAAAATTGATGCTGCGCTAAAAGAACTCGGCGAAGCAAGAGTCAAACAGGCTGACGTATTTGGTAAGAGCGCAAAGTTTAAAGAACGCTATTACTCAAAAGAAAAGCATACTTTTATCCTCAAGGGACAGCAGGTATCTGTTGACTCCTTTATCCAGGAACAGTCTGCTGGCCAGACCAACTACTTTACATCTGCAGTGCGTGAAGAAACAAAGAACGGCCGTACTAGCACACTCAACTTCCTTGGTGAACTAGCCACTGGCCAGACTGCATCCATGATTAAGCGCAAAGCGCCACTCGCAAGAATTGGCGTGCAGGATGCAACATACTTTGAAGAACTCGCACACATTGCAAATCGTCAATATCGTGGCGATGAACTCATGGACTTAATCTTTGCTGAGACATCAATGGACGGGCTTATTGCCTGGTCTAAGACCAACAGCGGTAAAGCATATCTCAAGAACCCAGCATTTAATATCCATAATGCAAAGGAAATCCCAGGATACCTTTCTGATAAGGTTGCCTTGGTACAGCGCATGTTCCCTTCATATGAAGCGCGTGCAGCAATCCTCAAGGGTGAAGTAACATCACAGAAACTTGAGCAGTTCCTTGCTCCTTACGCAGACAGACTATTTGACATTACACCGTCAAACTTCCATTATGAGATTAACACATTTGGGCAGAGCGGATTTGCTAAGGCAAGCCAGGGATTTAACAACTTTACATCAAAGACATTCAATAAGTTAGCGTCTGTTGAAAACCCTATCCGTGCTATGCTATTCGATAAGTTGGCAACTGAAAATGTTGCTAAGAGAATATCATATTTGATGGAACAAGGTTTTGACGTTACAACCGATACCTTCAATTCTGTTCGTCAGGCTGCTGGTCGTGAGGCATTGCAGGAGATGGAAAAGACTCTTTATACAGTCAATAACCCTAACCGCTTTATTACTTCATTGCGTGGAATTGTAGCATTCCCTGGCGCAAACGTAAACGCATTTATGCGCTACGGTCGCCTTGCTGCTAAGAATCCAATTCGAGCAACTGGTATCCTATCTAATTACGGTAGAGCATACACTACATTTGGTATTGACGAAAACGGCAATCCAACAGATGATATCAATAAGATTACTCACCTAGTTGTACCAGGAAGTAAGGAAATTAATGCTGCTCTTGGTGGAAACGCACAAGGAGTAAAACTTAGTTCTCAGTCACTTGGGTTCTTGCTCAACCGACCAGGACCATCATTCGTTACTAGCCTTTCAATGGGTTACGTAATGAAAGAATTTCCTAAGAGCGAATCTGAAATTGAAAATTTCATGACAATCAATGGTACCAACTGGTATAAGGTATTCTACCCTTACGGTGCTCCAACATCTGTTGTTGATACATTCCGACCACCTTGGCTCAAGGCTGCTATTAATGGCTTTGTTGGACCAGAAGGACAGAAAGATTATCTAAGTTCTTGGAAGTCTATTTACAACTACCATGCAATGTTAGTTGAGATGGGCGTAGAAGAAGATATGCCATCTGACAAGCAAATCAGAGAAGAAGTTAAGGGTCTTTGGCGCGTTAAGTTCATGTCTACATTTGCTTCACCTTATGCTGGTATTCCTTACAAAATTGATACCAACCCTATGGGTATAGCATCTACATTATACTTTAAGTTGCAGGATAAGTATCAAGCACAGGGAATGACCAACCAGGAAGCACGCGATGCTGCTGGTCAAGAAATGGTTTCTTTGCTTGGACCTAAGTTCATGCTCGACAGAGTTTCATTTACTGGTTCAACTAAAAACTTTAATATTCCAGCAACGTATGAAGCGTACGCTAGAGTATTTGAAGATAATAATGATTTAGTTGGTAGACTTGCTAATATCGAACCTGGAGACATTGGTCTTGTTGGTTTGCTTGCAGCGGACTTGAACTATAACCCAACAGAACAATCTAACAATATTCTTTCCCTGCTTGCTGACCCTAAGAAGACACTTCCTGGAACAAGCAAGAACTTAAACGAACTCAAGATGAATCCAAAAGAGATTGAGATTGAGCGCCTTAAGCAGCGCACATGGGACCAGTACATGACAGTAAAGCAGGCTCTAGAAGCCAAGATTACTGACGGTAAGACTCTGCGTGCTCACCCAGAACTAAAGGCTGTTCTTGATAACCTGGCAGTTACTGCATTCAAAGACCAGAGCCAGGCATGGTATGACCAATACCAGTTAGCACAGAGTGGCGACAGTTCTTATAAGTACGCTCGAGGTTTGCAAGAGATTGTAAATGATGAGAAGTTCATGGCTAAGAATGGTAAGAGCCAGTTCTGGCAAGATACCAAAACATTCCTAGACTCTCGCGCTATCTTTTCTCAGGTATACAAGGCTTTGCCTGACTATGACCCACGCAAGGCGCAACTTAAAGATGCATACAACGCTTGGGTAGCAACTAATGCTAGCCAATGGGATGGCAACTTGAAAACAATTCTTACACGATACTTTGACAATGACTCACTAAAGGCGGTTAACTAACATGGCTCTTACACCAGAGCAAGTACCTTTTGATGAGAACAAGGATGGTAAGTTAACTGGCTCAGAAATGACCAATTACACTACTCAGACTATTGCCAATGCTTTCTCAGGTAGCACTTCTAATAACCCAAAGTCTGGCACATCAGTTGATACATCCATAACCAAGTTAACGCCAGAATCTGCTCGCGCTCTAATGGAGACTGCAGCAGAGGCTTCAGACTATATGGGCAAGTTCTCAAGTGCAGATGTTGCACAGTTCATGAAGGAATTTGATGCAGAGCAAAAGCGTCAGATTGAAAAGGTTATCACAACTACAGATCGGAATAGCGTCGTGTAGGGAA